CAATAGTATCAATTTAGTGCTGGATAATTACAAACGATACGGATTATAAATATGATAACCGATTTTTTCACAACTGCGTTCACTGTCAAGCGGATGGTGTGGTATGAGGAAAGTGGCGAGCTACAAGATGCCATTACTTTTTACGGGCATATCCAGCAGGCTACGATGGAGCTGACTAAAAGCCTTGGATTATCAATGACAAATACTTTTACCCTTTGGTGTAGGCCAACAGTTGACCTACAAATAGGCGACCAGATAGCATCGGGAGGGAAATATTACTCCGTCAAGGCATTAAACACGAGAGATTACGCAGGAGTTAATAAACATATTGAAGCACTAATTGAATTGACAAAAGAATTTGAATAATATGGCAAATTATGGCATCAAAACAATAGGGTTTAAAGAATTTCAAGAAGCCATAAAAAGAAATCCACAGTTCATTTCTAACGAAGTAAAAAAGTTTATAACCAGAGCATTGGCGAAGTATAAAAGTGGAATTCTGAATTCACCTTGGAGAACTGGAGGGAGTGGTGGCGGTTCGCCAGTCGCTACGGGAAATTTGCGAGATACCCATAGGTCAGAGGTCGGAAACTTTGAAGGAAGAATTTATCCGACATCAAGATATTCGGAGTTTGTCCACGAAGGAACTAACAAAATGAGAGCAAGACCCTGGCTGGACTTCGTTAAGAAGGATAAAGATAGAGAAATTAAAGACTTAGAAAAAGAAATGTTAAAAAATATCGTTCAGAATTTAGCTAAATAATTATGTCCACAGTTTACACAACTTTATATACGGCGATAGAAAGCATTTTGAACGGCATTACTGGGGTTAGTAATTGGGAAATTCATAAAAGACCGACCAGTAAATTCAGTAAATATCCAGCCGTAGTTTTCTTTCCTAGTAGCGTGGACAATGTATTTGAAACCACTGCCGAGAATAAGCGTAATCATAAGTTCAAATTGTTCGTTATCGTTGGAGTAGAGCAGACTGATTTAGACACAGTATTCGGGACAGTCCTGGCTAATGCCTGCGATAAGGTAATTTCAGCCTTTGACAGCGGATGGAGCTTGTCAACAATAGACGGACATCGGTGCTGGATACGAATAGATGCTGGAAATTGGAACTATGACAATACAGAGGGCGGTGCGATAGCGTATGCGGAGTTTGACTTAATCGTTCAACTACTCACGAATAATTAATATGCCTAAAGGTATTAAAGGTTTTCAAAAAGGACAAAAATTTACAAATGAACATAGATTAAAGATGAGCCAAAAGGCAAAGGGTAAGTTATTTTCAGAAGAAACAAGAAAAAAATTAAGAGATAAAAGAGCTGGGAGAAAGCCAACGCTTGGTAAAAAGCTACCACATTCAGAGGCAACTAAAAAAAAGATAGGGCTGGCAACATCAAGATGGCAGAAAGGGCGAAGAAGCCATAATTGGAAAGGTGGTATATCATCTGAAGCAATAAAGATTAGGACAAGCATTGAATATAGTTTATGGAGAAATTCCGTATTTTCAAGAGATAGCTGGACTTGTCAGAAATACGGAATTAAGGGGGGTAAATTGACCGCACATCACATTAAAAACTTTTCCCAATTTCCTGAATTACGCTTTGCGATAGATAATGGAATTACACTTTCCGAGAAGGCACATAAGGAGTTTCATAAAAAATACGGGGTAAAAAACAACACTAAAGAGCAGATGGATAAATTTTTAACAAATAATTAGTAATTAGAATAGTAAATCCTATATTCCAAGATTAAACATTAATTGGAATAAGGATAATAAATTTATGTCAGAAATAATCGGCAGACAATTAGAAATCGGCTTGGGTGTAGAAGCCGTCAGAGGCGTAGCTGAAGGAACTCCTGAAGCTTGGCTTAAAAACACCACCGCCCATATTATAGATATGGCGGAAACTAAAGAGGACAACAGCGTTCACGGCAAACTTGAGGACCAAGATGGCCGTAGGGTTGTCAAAAAATGGGTAGAAGGCGACCTGGAAGGCATCATCGGGGTCAATAACATCGGATACCTGCTTTATAACCTCTATGGGGCTGATACCGAAGCTTTAGTGAGCGGAAGCGTGTATTCTCATCTCTTTGCCTTGGCACAATCTATTGTTCACCCTTCCCTGTCCATTTTTGCTAAAGACGGAAGTGTCCAACAGCTAGTTTTCAACAACTGTATGCTTAGCAAGTTGGAAATCAACGCCGTTGTTGATGATTACCTTCGCTACAAAGCGAGTTTTATGGGCAAGACTTCTGCCTCAAATTCTTCCAGCCCTTCCTATGCGACTGATTACGACTTCATCGGAAAAGATATAGTAATTAAAATAGCCGACACCGAAGCTGGTTTAGCTGGGGCGACTGCTCTAAGTGCCAAAGAATTCGGCATCACTTTTGACACTGGTTTGATTAATGACTTTGTTCTCGGTTCTTATAATCCCGATGACCTTTACAATGCCAAGATGGCCATTGAAGGAACTATCAAAAAGAACTTTGTGGATAATACTTTTAAGACCCTGTATCAATCAGATACTTATAAGTATATGTCCATCACCATCACCAGTGCCAACGCCATCACGGGAGCTTTATACCCGACTATCACTATCATCTTGAACAGAGTGGCAATCAATAGCTGGGATAGAAGCGGTGGAGCAGATGAATTGGTTATTGAGGACATCGGGTTCAAGGCTTATTTTAACGCTACTGATGCCGAGCAAAGCACTATTGCTTTACAAAACACAGTCGCCGAATATGATACGCCGATTAGTGCCTAGTTGGAAATATAGATTAAAGATTTTAGGCTGGCATCTCTATATTTTTAGGAAGCATTTTTTGAACGGATTAAAAACCTTCTTTAGATAAATAATTTATTAATAATAAATTGTTCCGACAGTTGACTGGGCATCGTGTCCACTCAAGTCAACTGCCTGGACACGAAACAATTTTATGGAAGAATTAAAAACATTAGAACTGTCAAACGGGCAATCAGTAAAAATAATCCCGTTCTTGACCTGGGGAGAAAAGCAAAGAATTGAAAGCATTTTAACAACGGGCGTAAAGATAGATAATGGCGGACTGAAAAGCTACGATATGTCTGTCCTGGGAGAACGCCAATATAAATTGCTTGAAACCTGTATCAAGGAAGTAATCATTAATGGAGAGAGCAAGCCGTTCAGCAGAGAATGGATGGATGCTCTAAGCGTTGATGACGGAGATTTAGTGTTTGATGCTGTTGATGCGTTGACTAAAAAAAAAGTTTAACAGATAGCGAGATAAAGTCCCAGTTGGAGGGGCATAAAAACCCCTCCTACGAAGTCTTAATGGAAATGTTAAGCCGAGAATATGGATGGTTGCCCAGTCAAATCAGAAAAGAAAACAGCCAAGATATTCAGACTTACATTGACATAATATCAATTAGAAATTTGCTTGAAAAAGCAAATCAGAAAAAGTATGGCCGAAAATAGGGAACTACAAATATTAATAACAGCCAAAGACGAAACCAGTAAACAACTGGCTGGTATTAATGGTAAGTTAAAAGACCTAGAGCCTACTTTTAAGAAAATGGCTACTGCTGGGACAGTGGCCCTTGGTGCGATTACCGCTTTCGCAGTCAAGGGAATATCTGACTTTGGAGAAGCGGAAAAAAGTGCCAAACAATTAGAGTATGCGGTTATCAATGTTTCGCACGCCACTCAAGAACAATTAAAACAAACCGAAGCGTTAGCAGATGCCCTTGAAAAAAAGGGTGTTTTGGATGGGGATGGAATTAGGATGGGACTGGCCCAACTTTCCACTTTCGGATTAAGCAATAAAGCGGTCCAGGAATTAGGTGGAAGTCTAGCCGACTTAGCTGTTAATCAGTTCGGAGTTAATGCCAGCGGAGAGCAGATGGCTGATACAGCCAATATGATAGCTAAGGCTTTAAACGGCCAATTTGGGATATTGGAGAAATCTGGTATCCGCTTCACAGAGGCCCAGAAGGCCATAATCGCCACTGGGACAGAGATGGAGAAGGTAAAAGCTATCAATGAGGGCTTTCAACAGAATTTAAAATATACGAACGATGTAGCCCTTACCACTTTTGAGGGCCAGTTGGCTAAGGTAAAAGTCCAATTAGGTAATGTTAGCGAGAGCATTGGTCAAGCTTTACTTCCGATTATTCAAAATTTACTGACAACTATTACCCCCGTCATCCAAAAAATGCTGGACTGGGCCACTCAAAACCCAGATTTAATACAAAAATTGATACTTATAGGCGGTGCGATAGCTGGAGTGGTAGCCGTAGTTGGCTTCCTGGGGCTTGTTTTACCTAGTATTATCACTGGGTTTACTATTCTCGGCTCTATTATCGCCTTTTTATTTAGCCCTATCGGTTTAATAATCGTGGCCATCGGTGCTTTGATTGCCGTTGGGGTTTTGCTTTATAAACATTGGGAAGAAATTAGTGCCTTCGCTCAAAGAATTTGGGGGGGGATAGTTAGTTTTTTCCAAGGAGTTTGGGAAACTATCAAGAACATTTTTAATTTTGCGGTCGCTTTAATACTAGGAATTGTCATCACGGCTTTTAATATGATGGGCATTGATATTATTGCTGTCATTGAAACTATCAAAAATGCTTTAAGCACGGCCTGGGAATTCCTGTCAAATTTGTTTTCAAAAATTACGCAGGCAATAACGAAGGGGTTTGATTTTATTAGAGATATATTCCAAAAAGCAACTAAACCTTTATCGGATGCTTGGAAGTCTTTATGGGAGAGCATCGGGGGAACTGTTGTCGGAGTTTGGGAGGGGATTAAGAACACTATCAAGAACAGTATCAACTGGATAATTGAAAAAATAAATGGATTTATAAATAAGGTAAATGAGATTGCGAAAGCTGGCAATGTAATTCCTGGAGTTTCTGTTCCGCAAATACCGAATATCCCGATGTTGGCAAATGGTGGCATAGTTAATCGCCCGACACTAGCGATGATAGGCGAGGCTGGTCCTGAAGCTGTCGTTCCTCTTAATCGGGGCGGAATTGGTCGTGGGATTAATATTTATATCAGCGGAAATACTGTTGTCGGTAGGAACGGGATGGATGAGTTTGTTAAATTAATTGGAGATAATCTTGTAGGCCAGTTGAATTTTAATATGAAATAATATGGTTCAAGTTTTGATAGAAGGAACTGATAGAAGCTCTTTAATAGAATTTGAAAGTTTGGTCGTTAATCAAAACATTACCGATAGCGTTGATACTGCTAAATTTATAATCAGGAAGTATGGTTCAAGAACATATACGCCAGTTTACGGAGAAGAGGTTAAGATTTATGACGGAGCATCACAAATTTTCGGAGGGATTATCAGAAAAATAAACGAGAAAGTTGAAAGCGGAGCTGACGGATTGGTCTATGATATTGAGTGTTCAGATTACACCGCAGAGATGGATAATCTATTGGTCGCCCAGTCGTATGATAGTAAGACAATAAATGAAATAATTACCGATATTCTAAGTAAATATGCCCCGACTTTTGATGCTAACAATGTCAATTCAGACTTCCTGATTAATAAAATAGTCTTTAACCAGGTTCGGGTTAGTGCCTGTATTAAGAAATTGGCAGAAATAGTCAACTACGAATGGTATGTTGATGAGAACAAAAGCGTTCATTTCTTTATAAATACCGAGAAAACAGCCCCGTTTGACCTTACTGACACCAGCGGAAATTATGTTTCTAAAACATTGGAGAGGATTTTAGACGGCACGACTATCGTTAATAGGGTCAAGGTTAGGGGCGGAGAGTATGATGGGTCGCTTTATACCGATGAGATAACTGTTAGCGGTAGCAATTCAAAGTCATTTTCGCTTCCGTATAAATTCTCAAACCTAACGATTAAATTAAACACAGTAGCCCAGACTGTCGGGATAGATAATATTGATGATTTCACTACTAAAGATGTCCTTTATAACTTCCAGGAGAAAACAATCAGATGGGAAAACGCCTTGACTGATGCCGATGTCATAGAGTTCAGCGGTAATCCGAGAGTTAGAGTATTCGCAGTCGCCGAGGACAGTGCCAGTATCGCTCTTTATGGGAAGATAGAAAAATTAATCAGAGAGGATGATATTAAGGACAACACAGTCGCTCGCAATCGTGCCTTGGCAGAACTTTATGCTTATTCGGACAATGTAATTGATGCTAAATTTGAAACAAGAACGGCTGGACTAAGAGCTGGGATGTCCATACAACTGACCAGCACAAAAAGAGCTTGCGATGATACCCTGGTTATAAAATCAATATCGTTCAAGCCGATTGACCCGAACACGATGGGATACAAGGTTGAATGTATAAGCGGTAAAAGATATGGTTTATTACAAATATTAGCCAAACTATTAGAGCCAAAACCTTTAGACATAGACGAAACAGAAGTCAGCGAAGAAATATTTAGCGACAACGCCACCCTAACAATTACCGAAGAACACGAAGTCGTTTTGCCAGTTGAAGATAATGCCACCATAACTATCAGTGAGAGCAATTTGCTTGATCCCTTGGGGGCAGGAGTAGAGCCGACTTGGGTGCTGGGAATATATCACCCAACATCGCAAACAGATGTTAAGAGGCAAGGCAGGCTAGATTATTCAATGAAACTTTATTAAAAATATGAAAGACGAAAAAGTAATCACAATTAAAGGCGAGCATCACAAATTTTCTTTGCGGAGAGATATTGTTCAAGGCAGTGAGCTATATAAAAAAGTAGTTTATGCCATTCAAGAATTTGTCCAAAAAGGGAAAAGAGATTTGCTTGATTTATACACCTACCAAGGTTTAGTTTTTGACTACCAGCTCGGCCATAATTTAATTGCCACTACTGGCAGAACAGTCCTTGCTCGCTTACTGGCTGGCGATAATACATACACAGGGGAAGTCAATTACGGAGCTTTAGGAGATGGCACGACACCATTCACAAACGCCTCCACTCAACTAAACAATGAGATTTATAGAATGATACCTTCCTCGCAGAGTTATGATAGCAATATTGCTTATATTGATTTCTTTGTTGCTTCTGGCGATACTCCTGACGATACTTTTGAAGAATGGGGGACTTTCATTGACGGGACAGCCAGTGCTGACAGCGGACAAGCGTTTTCATTATTTATCACGGGCGGTTGGGTAAAATCTGGTTCGGTCTATATCAGTTCAAAATACACAATAAACTAAATTTATGGCACTAGGAAAATACAACGGGTTTGTTGCTGGGGATATTTTACCAGCCGAGAACGCTAATAGCGTTGACCCAGACAACATAGAAAGCCCAGTCGTAGGCGAGGCGTTTAGAATAATCAGAGCCACCATAGCTGGTCTTTTGCCAGATGAATTATTAGCTGGCGTTGACGGGAGTGGATTAATAAACTTATTGGCTTCTACATTATTGTCAGCATCGGATAACTTAAAATTATCAGCCGATACTGAGAGAACCCATAGTGATGCTACCCCAACAAAGAAAAAGGAAGTTGTTATCAAACAATACGGAACGATAAGAGTTAAATATGATTTGAAAGGTGAAAGTGGAGCTGACCACGCCAAGGGGCAGGTATATGTTAATGGTTCGGCTGTCGGGGCTGATAATATCACGACAACGGCTAACTATGAAACATTTACTGATGCTTCAATCACAGTTAAGCCAGGTGATTTAGTCCAGCTTTATATCAACACCAGCTCTAATGTTTGGTCAATGTATACTAGAAACTTCAGAATTTACTGGGATTTAGTATCCGCCACCCCAGGGGCAGTGATAACAGATTAATTTTAAAATTATGGCAACTTTAATCAAAGCTATCAGAGGAGATAGCGAAACAATACAAGCAACTTTTAAAGATAGCGATGGCGTGGCTATTAATCTAACTGGCTATACTGTATTTTTTACTGTCAAAAAAGAGTGCGATATAGATGTTGTTGATACCACTGACACGAAAGCTATTATTAAAAAGACAATCACAAGCCACAGCGACCCAACGCACGGCATTACCCAAATACCACTGACTACGACTGACACAAATCAAAATCCAGGGATTTACTATTGGGATTTACAATTAGTTAAAAATGGCGTAGTTTCTTCAACTCAAAGAGGAGAGTTTGAATTAACAACCGACATTACAAGACGAGTATCATAAATTTATGTCAGAAATAACAGCTACAATAACCCAAAATTTAATAGAAGTTGAAGTTAAAGAACAAGGACCGCAAGGTCCAACAGGATATACTGGCTACACTGGCCCTCAAGGAGCAACAGGATACACTGGTGCTGGTGCTTTTACTGGCCCGACTGGTCCGCAGGGTGAGCAGGGTATTCAAGGACCGACTGGACCGCAGGGTATTCAAGGAGTTCAAGGTGCTACTGGTTATACTGGCGAACAAGGCGTTCAAGGTGCTACTGGCCCGACAGGCCCTCAAGGAGTTCAGGGAAATATTGGAGCAACTGGTCCAACAGGTTATACTGGTGCTAAAGGCGACCAAGGTATTCAGGGTATTCAGGGTGTCCAGGGGGCTACTGGCCCAACTGGATTTACTGGTCCACAAGGTGAACAAGGAGAACAAGGTATTCAGGGAGAAACTGGCTATACAGGCCCTCAAGGTATCCAAGGAATTCAAGGTATTCAGGGAGTTCAAGGAACTACTGGATTTACTGGTTTCACGGGACCGCAGGGAAGCCAGGGAGAAACTGGCGAGCAAGGTGCTACTGGCCCAACAGGCTTCACAGGACCGCAAGGAGAGGTCGGAGAGCAGGGTGCCACTGGTTATACTGGATTTACAGGTCCGCAAGGTATCCAGGGCGTTCAAGGTATCCAAGGGGCTGTTGGTCCGACAGGATTTACTGGCCCAAATGGAACTCAAGGAAATACTGGTCCAACAGGATTTACTGGTCCTGATGGAATTCAAGGAATACAAGGTGAAGTCGGCCCGACTGGTCCTACTGGTTTTACTGGACCTAATGGAGAACAAGGAATTCAAGGAGCCACTGGATATACTGGACATACTGGCTATACTGGACCCCAGGGTAATCAGGGAATTCAGGGTGAAGATGGCCCGACAGGTCCAACAGGATTTACTGGTCCACAAGGAAACCCATCAACAATTACAGGACCGACTGGCTATACGGGTTATACAGGCCACACAGGCTTCACAGGACCGCAAGGAGAGGAAGGAACGCCTGGAACTCCAGGATTACCTGGAGAAGATGGCCCGACTGGACCAACTGGCTACACAGGCCCCAACGGCGACCAAGGAGAAATTGGAGCCACTGG